TAAATGTATTTGCCATATTATTATCCTAACGCTATAGCAAGTGCTGTTGGATCTTCTGAAGAAAAGCCTGCACTTGTCAAGTATGTTTTTAAAGTAGTCAAAGCCACTTGTTTCATAGTACCATCGTCATTGGTTACTAATCTGTCTGCATCTGCTAATGTGACCGAAGAAGCAGCCGTGTCACCATCCATGATGTTAAGTTCAGCAGTGGTTGATGTCACACCGTCTAATATATTGAGCTCAGAAGCTGTAGATGTCACACCATCTAAGATATTTAGTTCTGCAGCAGTTGATGTGATAGATGTTCCTGCAATCTGTAATGTTGTTGCGTTTACTTCACCACTAGAGCCATAGATAACTGCTTTACTGTTTACTATTGTGCCTGCAGATGAACCATCAACTAAATTTAACTCTGAAGCAGTCGATGTTACTCCATCAAGAATGTTAAGCTCAGAAGCCGTAGATGTAACACCATCTAGTATATTTAGTTCTGCAGTTGTAGATGTTACACCATCAAGTATGTTTATCTCTGTTGCAGTTGCAGTAACTGCCACATCTTCGTTTATCTTTGGACTTGTTAATGTTTTGTTTGTCAATGTGTCTGTTGATACAAGAGATACAAGGGTTGAACTTGCACCTGCAGGTAATAACATAGTATTAGTAACTGAAGCACTGTGAGGTTGTGATGCTAAAGTTTGTCCGTGACTATTACTTTCACAGTTAAACACTATTCTACCAGAGTTTGTATTTCCTCTTACAACAACTGTTCCTGTGCCATTTGGAGCTAAATCAAGAGTAGCGTTAGATGTAGTAACAATATCATTACCATTTAAATCTAAATCACCACCTAGTTGCGGCGTACTATCTTCAGCAACATTAGCTATACCAGAAGAAGTTGCTAATCCTGCTACTAAAGTGCTTCTAGTTATTTTTTTAAGTCCACCACCAGAGGTATCAACCGCTAAAAGAACATCATCAGAAGCTACTGAAGATATTTCTGATAAACCTCCAACTGCAACAGAATTAAAATTTGTTCCATCTGCCACTAATATATTACCAGCAGTGTTTGTTCCCATCGTAATGTCATCACCTGCAACTGTTAAATCACCTGTGATGCTTAAATTTCTAAAACCACTTATATCTTTATTTGAATCTACTATTACTGCTTTTGACGCTGACACCGTGCCTGCAGTTATGCCATCTAATAAATTCAACTCTGTTGCAGTTGAAGTAACAGTTGTTCCATTTATAGATAAAGCATCTGTTTCTAAAGTCCCATCAATATCTGCATCTCCGCTAATATCTAAAGAACCAGCATCTAATTCGCCTGTTAAAGTTATGTTTCTAAAAGAACCTATATCTTTGTTACTATCAACGACTACAGCTTTGCTTGCTGCCACTGTACCAGCCGTCACACCATCTATTTGTTCTAATTCGGCTTCTGTTATATTAGCATTGCCAAGTATTAAATTACCACCAATGGTTAAGTTACCCGCCACACTATTGACACTTTCTAACACATTTGTGCCATCACAATAAACAGATGCTGTTGATCCTGATGGTATGGCTATACCTGTGCCTGATGCTGTTTTTACAGTTACTGTTTGGGCTGTGCCATTTTTTACTATGTACACTTTACTAACGGCAGGACATATAACCGTAGCTGCACCAGAAAGTGATGTGCCTGTATCAGTTAAATTTAGTATTGCAGCTCTTGCTTCAGATGTAGATCCGTCTGCTGTAGATAAAGTTGCTGAATTAGTGCTCCAAGTATTTATTGTTTTTAGACCAGCTACGGCTTCTTCAACCATGCTGGTCACTTGAGCATTAACTGTGTCACCCCAAGTACCCGTTAGTTCTCCTTGCGTAGGTAACGCTAACTTTAAAGATGTGGTATAAGATGTAGCCATTTATAATACCTCTATAGTTATTAATACATCAATAAACAAAAAACAGCAAGAAAACATTATGCAATACGTATTATTGCGTTTTCTGCAGTCGCTGCAGGAAAACTTATTTGAAAGTTACCTGAACTGGATTGTTTATCTTCTCCAAAATCAATTACCGCAACAGCAGGATTACCTGTTGTGTTTTTATAAATCAAAGCTCCTCTAGCTGTTATAGAGGAAGAACTCCAAGTTACATCAGAAAAATCTAAAAAAGCTGTGGTGCCAGACGATGTAGGGTTTGTTGCTATTGTTAATGCCTTACCTCCTGCATCATACCCTGTTCCTGACACCTCGTTTGTTGTGCTGTAAGCTGTAGTGGTTGCATCTAATGTGGCACTTGATGTAAACAAAGCTATTTTAAACGATTGAGATGTATCGTTACTAAAATCCATTTCTCCATTTAACAATGCTATTTTAAAAGATGTACACATTGCTTGCGTTATTGCCATTATATTACCCTACGTTAATTCTTTGTTGCCCAGAACGATAATAATCTTGTCTTAACTTACCATCGCCAAATTGTTTTAATAAAGTTATAGCTTGTAAATAATGTTTTTCGTATAAAGCCACTAGATCAGGCTCACCTTTCATAAATCTTATTGCCTCAACCAAAGCACCATTTAATAAAGCTGTATCAAAATTATCCCCTAAATACGTGCCACCTGCAGTAACAATAGATGTAGGATACTTTGCGTATATGTGTTCTAGTGTATAATTAGCGTCTGGAATTGGTGAAAACATAAATTTTATTTTATTGCCTGAAGTGCTGTGATAAGCATAAAACTTTGGTAGCCCACGTTTAGCAGTTGT